ATGAGCTTTGAGCTAGCCATCCACCCAGAGGCCGAGAAAGAATGGGCCAAATTGGACGGTAGCGTCAAACGACGCTTCAAGGAAAAACTCGCTAAGGAGCGCTTACAGCAGCCGCGTATCGCAAAGGATGCTTTGCGAGAGCTGCCCGACTGCTACAAGATTAAAATCGCCACTCCGCAATTTCGCCTAATCTACTACGTCAATGATACTCAGCATTTGGTAACCATCCTGTCGGTTGCCTCTAGGGATGATGTAGTAGGGAGGGGGTAGAAACTGGATGGATTAGGGAGGTAAAAAAAGCCCCGAAAGCCGCATGAATACTAGAGATAAGGGCAAAACAGGAAAAATCTGATTTCCGGACAGTTTTAGGGTAAAAGTGGGAGATATTCGGGAGGAATTATGGAGAAATACCCGAACTAATACGGAAATAATCCCACTTCAAATGCAATTTAATCAGTCATCGAACGCGATTTAATATCACTGTTAAATAGTCGTGGGTGACATCAGCAATCAGCTGCCGATCAGACACTGGAAGTCCAACCAAACGCCGAGCAGGCAGACCGGGATGGTTTACCCGCTTCCTATATAGCCCACCGAATTTAAGTGCTTTGGATTTTCTTGGGGAAATTGTATAAGGCTGAGTTCCTGAATGATGCAGACCAGCTCGTAACGACTCAGTCGTACCGTCAAAGCCAAGTACCAGAGTATCACCAGTCGTCTTCTGCCCAAGTATCTTGAAACTTTCAAGCATACGGCCAGTTTTATTCAGTGGCCCGCCCTTGCGTTTCTCTATGAGCGTCATGGGTGACAACTCTTTCCACTTAGATCCATCAGGAGCCAGCCCGGCATTGTGGCGGTCTATGTTCACCCGCAACAATGCATCCCCCACACTACCGAGCAGCTCTTGTGGATGGGCAAGGGAATTGCGCGCAGCTGCCAATGCACGATTTAGATGTTCCACTTGAAATTTCATCTCGAAAAGCATATCGTTATCTCCGTGGTGACGTCAGACTGAGTTTCGGCTCTACTGCCCAATATCTGATCCACATTGCGGCCTACGGGCCGCTTTTCATTTCTTGAATACCAACAATCCATCACGCTGTTTATCAAAATACGCCAGACGGGACTCTTCCTTCTTGTGATCAGCGACAAATGTTGTAGAGCCAGTCCAGCCGTTACTACCCCACTTGAATACCGCTATGGCATATTCATTGGTTCCTTCTATCTCAAAGGCGCGCAAGTAAATACGCTTCAATCTCCATTTTCCCTTATCCGCTGTATCCTTTTCCCACACCCACCAGATTTCGTCCGGCTCAATCAGCGTCATCGCCAGCATATTCACATAGCGCAGGCGCTCGACCTTATCCGGTTGTGCCAGCCACTTGAATTGTCCCCGACCATCCTGAAACAGCGACTTAGTAATGGCCAGAGTGCTGCCAGCCACATCGGTAAACGCCGCCCCCATTTCCATGCTCGCGCCAAATACATCGAGGAAATCAGCGACCGCCACCTCCGGCGCAGTTTCAGTAGGAAGAATCACATCGGCTGGAATCTTGGTCGGTTTAGGAAGTGCGGGAACCTTAAAGCTGGTCGGCCACGGCGTGCCACGCTCTTTCAGCACCGCATCGTAGCCTTGCAGCGGCGGTACGGTATGCGGCTCTAGCCATGCCTTTCCGGGGTTGTAGGCAAAGCCCGGATCAATACCCTTGGGAACGCGAACTGTACGTGGTTTGCTTCCATTCTTTCCAACCACGCGCTCTTCCCACTCGATGGGTGGTGCAGTATCTGGCCCCGACTTACCGGCCTGATCCCAGATATGCTTGGCCTCGGTACGAGTTAACGAATCAACCCTGCATTTGCAGCCCCAGCCATTTTGCGGCATGTGAACATGGAACCACGGATCATCGGCTGGAAGCGTCAATCCATCCCAAGCCTTGTGCTCCAGTCGCGGGTGCTCGATGCTGGTGTGCCGGTAGCGCCAATAGGGGCGAAATTCCTTGAGCGACACCATCTGTTGATAGCGCCCGGCGTTGTACGCCTGCGTGATATTAGTGTCGTAGATGATCTTGCTACGCCAGCCCGGTGCGCCGTTGTGTGCCCAGCCATGCTTGGCGACGATCTCATCAAACCGAGTGCGGAATTCGTCGTAGCCGCCGCCTTCCCACTTGGCCTTCTGGATCGCATTGAAGAAGTCTTCGACCAAGGCATCGTGCGCGGCACCGGCCACCACAAAGGCGTGGCTGTGCTGTTCCTGCCAGATGTCTGTCCAGCCCGAGGTTGGCAGTTTTATTTTGTTGCGATAGAACTCAATCGCCTGGTCGAATTGAAAGTCAGGCATACCAGTACTTGATGGCAGCGCCAATTAGAAAGAACGAAATCCACACAGTACAAAATGTGATGGTGAGTGGCGCTCCCCAATGCCTCTCATTAGCGATTAAATAACCACACCAAAGCGGAAACACCCCAAAAGTGAAAATCACCAACAACCACTGATACCACTTAATAGCTTCCATCACTTCCCATCCCCTACATCCGCCCGCCCAGCCAGATTCGCCGCTGCCATACCTTCCGCGATGCTCTGCGTCCATTCTTTCGAGGGCGATGCAGTCAGCGCGGCGATCTTGTCCAGCGCCTCGTCGAAGTCGCTCGACTCGGCCACGATGGCGGCGATCTGTTGGGTCAGTACCTCTTCGTGCGGGGCGGACAATGCGGCCAGTCTGGCGGCGTAGATACCAGTCACGTCGGTTTGTTTGGCTTCACTGGCCAGCATAGCCAAGCGTACCAGTGCCGCGTCGGCAGGCTGGGTGGTGGGTGGTGTATTGGCAGGTTTGCTGTTCCCCGTCACCAGTAGCTTCGCACCTTCTTTTGCACGCGGAATCTGAGTGACTAGATGCGCGTAATCGACATCGATCTCCATGCCCATCGCGGCGCCGTCATTCAGCACCTTGACCATCTTGGCCTGATCGACGGTTTCCTCGGTGTCATAGATGAACTTCGGCATCCGGTTTTCTGGGAATAGGCCGTTGATGAGCACAATCGGACGCACCAGTTGATTGTTGATCGTGGGCTGGATCTGGCGCACGTCATGCAGCAGAATCTCGCGCCGCACCTTGTCGTAAATCATGATGCGCGCTTCGGAGGTGGTCTTGCCGTCCAACTCTCCGCCAAGGATGGCCTTGGACTGCTTGCTTTCCCAATAGGCCGTCGCATTGAGGAAGTCGTCCACATTGCCCTTGGCAGCGGCCTGAATGAAGTCGATGGTCATATTGGCCGGGACAACACCGGCACCATCCGAGCCGATATTGCGCACGGCACGCAGCAGCTCGTCGCGCTGGGTTTTACCAATGCCTGCTGGATATTTACCCAGACGCAGTGGCAATCCATATACCTCAAGGAAGCGCTGCATATCGCGGATGTTGTATGCCTTATAGGCATACGTCCAGGCAAGCACGCGGAACAGCGCGGACTGCTCGATGTAGCCTGATTTTGCGCGGTGCTCATGCACCACCCAGCCCCATTCTCGCAGCGGTTCCGGCATCCCCATCTTGAGCAGCTGAATCTCTGCTGTGTCGCGGTCGGTCTGGAAGTTGCGCTGGGGGATGAAGTTCAGCGCCTGCGGCAGCCACTCGCTGCCCGTCTTCCAGTCGATCTCCATCGCCGCGAATCCCTTGCCGATGGCATCGGTGAGATCGTATTGCGCATCCTCAAACCGGGAAATGCTGGCGAGCATGTCTTGCAGCTCGGCAGTGCGGTCGATCTCAGCCTGAGTTGCATCCTTGGGTGGCTCCAGCTTCCAGCCCAACCCGGTCACGGCACGGCGGCGCTTAGCTAGCTCGGAAAATATGTGTGGATCTTGCTCCTCGACCAGCTCGAACAATGTGGCCTGATCGGAGATGAAGCCCTGATCAGCCTGCGCAAACGCGCTGGCCAAGCGGGACGGGTCGAGCGTGTTCACGCTCATGTAGTTGACAGTATTACCCTGCATGGAGCGAGCGCCGGTTTGCAGTTGGTCAAGCCCGGATTTGTTTACTCTGGCCAGTGCGGCCTTTCTCTTTTTAGTCATCATCATCCCAATCATCATGGTTGCTACTGCGGCGGCTGGAGCTGCGCATCTGGTTACGGGGGCGCGCCGCTGAGGTGTACTGCCACTCGCCGCCGAACTGCGTGGCCAGCGTGTGCAGCATTTCCAGCGCATCCGGCCCATCATCATGGTCAGCTTCAGGCCAGAACTTGAGCTGCTCGATCAGCGTGCTTTGTGAGCGATGTAGCAAAATCTGGCCATTGGACACATGCGGTTGCAGGCTGATAATACGCAGCCCTTTGTCGGTGCTAGGTGTCACCGGAATTGCCGGGAAGGAGATGCCGGCCAGCGCGGCGCGCTTGATCAGCTCGCTGTACAGAAAGGCTTGAAACTGGACGGTTTCAACTGCCCACGCGATGCAGCCATATTCAACTTGTAACTCGATGGCGCGGCTGATGATGAGGTCGGGCACGCGACGGCAGATGTCTGCCTCGACCACAGACAGCTTCATCGTCTTGCGATTCAGCCCACCCACCAGCAGCGCCGAGGGATCGCGTGCCGCGCCTTGCTTGCCCAAGGACGGGTCAAGCGAACCGAAGAATGCCCAGTCGTTGTCTCGGTCGATCCAGAACTGAACACCCTTGAACGGAGCCGTCTCATCATTCCCAGCCTCGTTCTGCTGTTCCTGGTTGAAAGCATCGTGATCGGTGGCGCGCATGCACATCAGGCGATAGAGTGGGCGCACTTGTGGCCACGACACTACCGCCCCGGCATCCATTGCGGCTTTGTTTTGCTGGTAGAACGCCAGCGCCTCTGCCTCGGCGGCATCCTTTTCATCATCCTCGCCGGAGCGGATGTAGATCGCCTCCCAGCGCTCCCACAGTGCCATGTTGTCTGGCCACTGCATGATGGAGCGGAAGATGCGCCGCCGCCAGCCCGGTGCCCGCGCGACGCGGTTGATCGCCGCATCATAATGCAGGCTGGTGCCGACCCAGAACACGTCCATGCCGCCCCCGGGGCCAGCCAAGCCGATGACCGCCGACAGGACATACTTCTCGATCTTGTCGCGCTGCTTCTTATCTTTGACGTTCTCATCGTTTTCGAGATCGTCCAGAAAGATCAGGTCGGGGCGATGCGGGCCATGCTTCATGCCGCGAATCTTCTTGCCGGTGCCGCCGATGCGCACCTTGACGTTGTTGGCAGTGATTGCCGTCGTTGCCTGCCACACGCGGCCTTGGCCACACGCCTCAGGGAAATCCATCGCCAAGCGTGGATTGGTATCCAGCTCGGCCTTGATGGATTCCAGCATTTCGGCAGCCTGCTCCTCGGTGTTCATGATGATGCCGATCATGTGCTTGCGACCGGTCACGATGCACCACAGGCTGCCGAGCTGGGTTTCGTAGGTAGATTTGGCCTCACCGCGCGGGGCCTCGTGCACCTCACGGCCATCGGCGGCGCCGTCGATAACTTCCGGCAGACGCTTGAAGATGAACTGTTGGAACAGCGAAAAGTGCGGTGTAGGGACGTAGTGCGGGAAGTAAGTCTGGCAGAAGAACCCGTAATCATTCCAGGCGCGCTCACGCCGTGCGCGACTAGCCTCTGGATCAGTGAGGAACGCCTCGCATTCCAGCTCAATCTGGCTGCGGATGTCCTCGCCCAGCTTGGCCAGCTCGATCTCGAACTCGCGCCAGTTGCGAACTTCCTTGATGTCGCGATCTTCAGTCATATTGATTCAGTTATGCGCCTGCTTCCAGCAGTCTGTAAGCCCACGCCCCTTTGTTAGTGCAGGCGTTGTAGCCGTCCTCGCCTTTCACGACCACCTTAGCCATATAGCCCTTTTCTAGCAGCTGGTCGCGTCCTCCCTTGCTTGGCACATCTCCGTCGAATAGCGGGCCGTACTTGTAGCCAGCACGAATGCAGTCACGTTCCGCGCTGTCCATCGACTGCACTTCGATAATTAGCGCGACCGCGCTCTTGATCTCTTCTGCCGAGGAAAGGTCGGTGCTCTCGTGCAGCGCGTCCAGCAGTAGTTTCAGCGTTGTCATAGTGTTTCTCCTATAAATGATTGTCAGGAATACCGCTTCCCAAGGATCGCTCCCACCTCTTCAAAGTGCGGTTGCAGTGCTTTCAAAGCGGCGGGGTCTTTTAGACGCAGGTGGTCGGCGATGGTCTTGAGCGTGTCCAAAGCGACCGACAGTCCAGAAAACTGCGGATTCACCCGCGCGAACGCCTTGCTGAACTTGGCATAGGCATCGGCCAGCTGGGCGAGCAGCTGGGCCTTCTGCGCCGCTGGAATTTTCGACTCTTCCAGCTCGCGTGTAGTGGTGATGACTTGGCGGGCGAAATCTTCCACCAGCTGCTGGTTAAGATCATCAATCCCGGCACCACTGATCTTATAGGCTGTGCGCGCTGTGTCCCAGTCATCGCCTTTCTTCTTGGCAGCAGACTTCCAGTCACGCGCAGTGTCGTAGCTCACGCCGCACGATACAGCGGCTCCATTGAGAGGAAGCCCCTCAACGTAGAGCTGGCGCACGCGGTCGCGGGTGTCTTGAGAGTGAGCCATCAGTGTGGGATGTGCTTGATCAGTTCAACCATTGCCGCCGCCAGCGCGCCGCCGACCCCGCCACCCAGCGCACTGAGCTTGGCCACTTTCTCGATGATCTTCTTGTCCTCATTCTCCAGCGCGGTCACGCGGGTGCCGAGGCCTTTGATCTTGTCACCGACATTCAGCTCCAAATCATCAATGCGCTTATTGATGCCATCGCCTTGATCTTTAATCTTGTCGGTTAAATTGTCTTCAATCCGATTCATCCGATCATTCGACGCTTGATCCAGTCGCCGAATATCAGCGCGCATGTCTTCGATGCGTGCGGTTAATCCCTGATGCAGGGCCTGCACCGAGCCAGTCAGCTCACCAATACTGCGCATGATCTGGGCGTTGCTTACACCGCCGCTGTCTAACCCGTTGTCTTTATCACCCACAAAATCCTCCTATCCAGCCAATAATCAATATTGAAATTGAAAAAACCACTACCATCACGTAATGCCACGTCCCGATGCGCTCATCGGCTCCCATCAGAGTCAGCGCAGATATAATTACCCCTGCGCAGAAAAACCCTAGCAGCCAGCGCACATCCCCGTGCCACCACGCTGACCCGATGCCGCCTGTCACGAAGGCGGAGATTAGGCAGGCGTAGTATTTGATGCGCTTCACGGTGCGGGCACCTCAACTGTAGGCGGTGTCTGAGCGGCTTGTGCAGCCTCAATCGCCCTCTGTTCCGCCAATGCCACCACGCCAACCCTCGCCTTAGCCGCCTCTACCCTGACCTGTTCCACGAACGTGTTGTATTCAGCAAATCTCGCCTGTGCTTCTGCGTCGTTCGGGTAGGCCAGCGCCATTCGCATGACCTTCAATTCCTGCGACTCGGAATACGTCGAGCGGATTGCATCGATCACGCGCTGGTTGATGGCTACGTCATCGGGTAGGTCGTCGATGTAAATCATTGCTTATTCTCCCTCACGCACATCACCTGCACCCAGTCATTCAGGGCGGCGGCAGCGACTAGATTGATTGACCAGCAGAATCCATCGAACGAGGTGGTGTAGCTGGTGGTTAGCCTTAAGCTAGTGCCGTTCTTCATCACCTCATTTAGCGGCTTCATTCCCAGCGGCAGCTTGAACGCGGTCTGGCCTGCTGTAGCGGTGAAATCCACTGGCTGCGGCTTGAGTCCCAGGATGGCCGCTTGCTCGGCTGCACGGTTCAGCTCATCTCTGATGGACTTGGCTGGCACGGTGATTTTCGAGCCAGTCGCACCTGCTTGGATGAGCTGTTTGTCATACACAGAGTAAGATTTAGCAGCACCGTTGGTGGTAGCTTCAGACTCGACTCGTATCAGGTTTTTGAATGTGCTGCGCCCCCAAGAAGTGCCAACGTGAATTAGGTCAGTTACATCATCGGCAGCCAGAGCAGTCACGCCTGTTGAGGTTCCGTCGATAAGGCACTGTGCATTCGGTTCAAATAGCTTTCGCTCTGTTTCGTAGCGGAACAGACCTTGCTCTGCACTTGCTGGCGTGGCAGAGGATCGCACTAGAGCCATAGACCCAGTGAACGGTGCAGCGTGGGTGTAGTCAGTGCCTGCGGTAAACACTGCCGAGGCGTTGGTATAGTTGTTGGTGTCGGCAATGGTCGTGGCTTGTTGAACGCCATTGATACGCAGTGAAATTACCCCTGAGACTCTGGCAAGATTAACCAGCGTCCAAGCGTTGACAGGTAACGTATAGCCAAAGGTGGTATTGGTAAAAGCTGCACCAGCGATTGACCTACCTAACTGCAACAAGCCTGCCACCAGATTCAGCGCCAATGCGTTGCCTGATAAAGCCACTGGACATCGCGTGAATAGCGTAGCAGTTTGATTGGCAGCGGTTGCATAGACCCACATAGGAAAGCAAAAATCCCCCGTCCCGAAATCGAGATTGGCAGAATAAGGCTGCTCTAGGTAATTGGCTGCACTGAAGCCAGACCACGCCATCAGTTGAGCGCCAGTAGCTACTGCGGATTTTGTGAGTGAGCCGACGATGCCGAGACCGTTGTTCTTTACTGAGCGATCTGCTGCGACTTCTTTGACGGAGATGTTGTCGAAGGTTGCGGATACATTAGGAGTTGCGAAGCCGCAAAACACGGTGATGTATAGGGAGCTTGATGTAGCTATAAACGTGTAGGATTGTTGTACTCCTTGTGAAACATTTAATCCGATATTCGCTCCTAGTGAAGAGTCCCCCTGAAAGTTACCTAGATGCGCCGCTGCACCTGCAAGTGGGGCACTAGTTCGTGCAATTTTGAAAATGTATGTCTTACCTACGACTACGGACACGATCTGTTGAGCCGCAACGTACACATTACCAACCACTGCGTCCCTCGTAATCGTCAAACCTCCTGCCGCACCCCATGAGACTGTGCCTGAACTGCCATTTCCAGATGCAGGAACCGACCACCCACTTACGTCAGTATTGAAAGTTCCATTTACAACCAACTCAGGCGCACTCACCGTCTCAGCCACCGAATCAGCCAGCCATGCGCCACGGGAGTCGCCTACCTGCCAGCCAGAGTTGTAGGTGTTGGTAATACGTGCTGCTAGTCCATTTGATTGGGAGTCACTAGGTACATACTTCAAAACCCCACCATTAGCTGTTGCAAGCGCTCCCTCTTGGGCAGCGGAGATGCTGTACCCAACGGGCTGGAACCTGTTGGCATAAAATGTGCCCGTTAGCGCAAACGATGCGGATAAAGGCATAGCTGCCGACATATACCATTCGCTGCCATAGTTTTGAACGCAGACCCTGCGTAACTTATCTATGCGGATGGCATTAGAAACTGCAATAGAGGCGCTATTCACCACCACTCCGTCGTGCCTAATCACACTCACGCCACCAGCCGTAGCTACTGCAATCGTCGGCACAGGCAATCCAGTCGCTATGTCGATAGGCGCATCGGCGACGACGGTCATTGCGACGGAGTTGATAGTGTTGCTGATAATCGCTGGTGTCGTTGCCGTAGTGTATTTTTCGGCCAGACCGACATCGTCTGAGATCAATTTTTCCACGAATAGGCCGGTAGATGTACCCACGATCAGCCAGCCATTTCGATAGGCCACCGATGTGATCGTTTTACCAGCATAGGAAAACACGCGCCACATCGGAACGGTTGGATCAGTCGTGTCGTACACACAGACACGCGCAACTCCCGTAATCGTATCGATCAATGCAATGCCGGATTCAGGGAACTCTCGGCGATTACCTAGGAAGGTTTCAGCGACGGTAGGCGATGCAGCTCCCAGCGTGTAGAACTTGCCATCGGTCGTGTTGTGGAAATACGCGCCAGTCACTGCGCCCGTCAGACCCCAAGCCGCTGCTGCGGTAGCCGCCTCACCCAGCCACTTACTGTTAATTGTCTCCTTGTACCAGCTCGTATTCTGGCAGCGTTTACGCCACTGGCCGCCGTCAGAGTCTTGGCGAGCGTCATAGACGATCTGCTGAACGATGGTGGTTGAAGTGTGGAACGTCTTGCTGATTGCTGGCAGCGTTTCGGCTGGCTGCATGGCAGATACCCAAGCGGCAAGAGCTTGATCCTTGGCTGCGATGGCTTGGTCACGGGCGGAGACGGATTCGTTGGCTTTGGTGGTCGCAGTAGCGGCATTGGCGGACACAGCCACGGCAGTGCCATCAACCGATGTTTTGTTTAGCGCTACGGTGGCCTTGTCAGCGGCTACGGCGGTACGATCTGCACCCGTGGCCGTGCGATCCAGCCCAGTTTGCGTGCGGTCGGCAGCGGTAGCAGTAGCATTGCCTGCGGTCGCGGCGGCATCAAGCGCCACCTGAGCGCGGTCGGCGGCGGTCTGTGTGCGATCAGTGTCGGTGGCTACTTTGTCTGCTGCGGTTGCTACGCGATCTGCGGCGGCAGCGTTCTTGTGTGCCAGCGCTTCGGCTTCATGGGTGGCGGCGGCAAGTTCCGAGGTGTGCGCGTTGCCCTCGCTCAGCGCGGCGGCGTTCTTATGGCTTAGCGCTCCGGCTTCATAGGTGGCTGAGTTCAGCTCCGAGGTATGCGCAGCGCTCGCGCTACTGCCCGATGCAGTTGCATATACTCCAGCCTGCCCTGCCGCTGCAATGGCGGCATCTATCGCCAGTTGCCCGTCTGGCTTACCTGGGTAAGCAGGCATGTCGATAATATTTTTCAGCTCGCACGGCGCATTGGGCACGGTAGCGGTATATTGATTTGACTTACCACCGTGCTGAATCTTGATCACGTATTGCGATTGCTGTGTACCCAGCTGGTTGGGAAAAAGATTCAATACGGCGCCACCAGATGCATCAGTAGTTACAGCCGCTTCTTTTGGCACCACCACCCCGTTGTACAACTCATTGCGATTAAGCATCGCCGTGATGCGTACGCCCGCCATCGGAAGACCGCTTTGGTCATGCAGCAATATCGAGACGGGGACGGTTGGAATAGACATATCAATTACTACTTGATGGAGGGAGCTTTGGCCAGCAGCTCGTCTTTGTCGCGCGAGCCACGCGAGCTGCCGAATTCGAACTGATGTGCATCGCGCAGGCATAGGCCAAACAGGCTGGCGACGGTGGTGAGCAGGGTAATCACTTCGGGCGGAATCTCGTTCCGATACACCGCCAGCACCACCAGACAGGCGATCAGGCCAATGACATCGGCGATCACCATCAAATCAGCGCGTTGGTTGCGATACCCCGCCAGATGCAGGGAGACATCGCGGGCGCGGGCATCTTTGCGATCACCGGCGGCGACACGCTCCAGCTCTTCCAGATTGGCGAAGCCGAGCGACTGCATCTTGAGGGCGAAGTCGTTGTCCGCCTGACGCAGCATGGCGAGTTGTTCGGGCGTGGCTGAGGCCACGGCTTGCTGGATAGCGCGCTGGTTGGGCTCGACCTCTACGCCGATGGCCTGACCGATGGCCGTGGCAGCCATGCCGACCAGCTGCGGGACGTTGCCAGTGGCGGCGGCGCCGATCCAGGGGAGAATGGTTTTGAGGAGTTCGTTCACGCTACGCTCCCCACCGACTCATCCAGCAGCACATGCCCAGCCAGCGGCTGCTTGCCGCCCGCCAGCCATGCGGCCACGTCGAAATTCGGGCAGGTTTTGCTCACGCCGGGCAGGCCACGATGGCCGACGATTTCCACGCCTGGATAGCTGGCTTGCAGGCTTTCGATCAGGCGCTTCAGGGCTTCCCACTGGGCGCGGGTGAACTTGTCTTTGCCAATGATGCAGATGCCCAGCGAGGTGGCGTTGTAGCCCTGAGCGTGCGCGCCGATCTCGTCCACATGGCGCGCACCGACTACCGCCCCAGCGACATAGATCAGGAAATGGTAACCGATGCTGGTAAGGGTTGGCTCTTGCACCCGACGCCAACCAGACAGACGCTTGAAGCCACGCACGCGGTGCCAGTTGTCGATCTCGTGCAGCGGGGTGGTGAAGTTCTTGTCGCCGGGCTTACCGGTGAATAAAGTGCGACCGTTCGGGCTATCCGAGCAGTGAATGACGATACGTTCGATCTTGCGAGCCATCGCGGCCTCCCATCAGTTGATGGTGGGAGATTACGCGCGCGCGAGTTGGGTTATGAGGCGGGAAATGTTTCCCGCCCTGATGCTGGGCGGTGAATGCTATTCAATAAGGCTACTGAAAATAGGATGGCGATACCATGCAAAATACCGACAACCAGCAAGTGTTAATTGACTTTTGGACGCATCGAATGACAGTTATGGCCTGCAATGGAAGCGACGAAACAGACCCGGTTGGCAAAGAGGCGCTCAGGTTCGGTGCCATGCAAATTTATCATTGCATCGAAGACCTCAAGAGAGGCCAGCCGCAGACTGTGCAAGGCGTTTCAACATCTCAGTCAAAACATCAAAAGTCATGGCTCCGCCCTTTTCTTTTACGGTTGAAAATGCTTTTTTCCATAGGCCGTTATCTCTTGCTGCATCAAGGAAATTACAACCGTCCCAAGTAATTTTACGGATAGCTACCCCGATAATGCCTTCGTTGCTGCGAAGGACGCGACCTTCTAGCAGACCCGCGTCGATCAACAGATCGACGTGTCCTAAGACCGTGGCTTCGTCGTAGCCTTCCACGGAATCAACCTCGATGGGAGTTGTTCCAGCCGGAGTAGCCTCGACCACTAGAAGGATTTTGCGGATTAGCTCAAAGTCACGTTTCATATGGATTCTTTCATAGAGGAATTATTTCAATTTATCTATCTGATCAAGACAGGCTGGGTATTTTTCGCCGCCCCCCCACGCCATCACTGCAATATGGCTTGGAACTGTTTCATCGACATTTCCTGTTCGTCCAATTTCGGCGATATTCCTCCAGACCTCCTGAAGGCTTATAGATGCCTGAGTACACACGGCAATTTCAGATGTGAATGGCTCGCCGAAAAGTGCTTCAGCACGGCGGGTAAGCTGTGTCGTTTCTTGGTTGAATTGCCTATGTTCGTCAGTTTTCTTGATAAATAGGCCATCAAACACTTTGTCCTTGGCCGCTCTGAAATCTTGGTACCACTTCTCTGCCTCAGCCTTGGATGTTGCCGAAGGATTGGCGGGCTTGGAAACCGAGGCTTGCACATCCGGCATCGCTGTTGCCTTGAATTTTTTCAAATCGATAAGCGCACCCGCCAAAAGGCCACTGAGAAGTACGATCAAAGCAGGCATTAGTTTTACCCAAAGTGGATAGGAATTAAATTGCTCGATTAACTTGCTCATTTCTGCTCCCTATTACAGTTTAAAAAACCCAAGCTTCACGGGCAAAACTAGGCCGATCACCTTGAGTGACATGGCTTCATCCATTGTTAGATTTTCCGGCTCTACGTGGTCATTGTCGCTCTTGATGAGGACATTGCCGTTGGTCATGAGTTGTAGGCGCTTGATGCGCTCAAATCCACCGATGTTGATAACGTAGCAAGCATCGTCCTTGAATTCTGTGACTCCGGTATCCACACACACCACCTCGCCATGCACCAGTGTCGGGTACATAGAGTCGCCCGTGACTGTGACTAACCCAAGATGCGCTGGGGATATCCCCAGTGCGCTGCGGATCCACGCCTCGCGTAGAGATAGCTTTGCCACGGAGCTATTGTTGTCACGACCATGACCCGCTGCCGCGCTTGCCCAGGGGACTTCGATGAACCCCGGCTCCAGTGAGTTGCTCACATAGACACCGGGCATTTCTTTAACGCCGAGAGTTACATGGTTGTCAATTAGAGACATGACATTTTTCGGCGGCATGTATTCTCTACGTATGCCGCCCGGACCACCAAAACCTTTAACCTCTCGAAATTCCCAGCCATCTCTTTTGACGAGCGTATCCCATCCCTGCCTTGTCAGCGGATAGTTTGGAAGCTTGAGCTGTAGTAGCTCTGCCACCGAGTAGTAGTGCTCGTCATTTCTCATTCAAGTCAACTCTCAAGTCACAGTAAAAATAAAACCACGCAAATTGGTTGACATGCTATTTACATGGTTGTAAATTACGCACATCAAACATAAATCATCTTTGCACTACGAGAGGCGATAACAATGACCCCAGAAAAAGTTAAACAACAGTTTCATCAACGCGGCATCACCTTCACCGAGTGGGCCGCTACTCATGGCTATACCCGTGGTGAGGTGTATCGGGTGCTAAATGGTCAAGCTAAGGCCAAGTACGGCAAGGCGCATGAAATCGCCGTAAAGCTAGGCCTGAAAGCCGATCACGAGAATCTTCCCGCCTAGGAGCTGCCATGCCCAATGCACAAGGAATCTGTAGTGCTAGCGAGCTTGAGCGGAAGCGCATCCGCCGCTACGAGGCAGCCTTAGCACGCCTGAAAGCCAAGCTCAGCGCCGAAACGGGATCGGATCAAACCCTTTCGGCAGCGCAAACGGCCACAGGTCCATTAAATCGTAATCATGAAACGATGCCATCGCAGCCAGCAGCATCTCCCGATGCCGCTCCGGCGTATCCAGCGGAAGGCCAGACGGCGGCAAGTGCAGATATTTTAACTGCATTCGAGCGCGCCATAGTTCTAAAAAGACAATGGCATGGTGCAGGCGCAAAGGCGAGGCTGGAGCAGAAGTATCAGCAGGCGCTCGAAGCTGGGCAGATCGCTCAGCGGGAGTTAGCGAGTCATATCGAGCGATCTCTTTCCGGGCAGCGCCGAGCCAATCCGTCCATTCCTGCACGTCTATGGTTTGCAGCTCAGCGTATAGCTGGCGACATTGCGCTTCGTCAAGCGCTGCGATCAGCGCGTCGGCTCGGGCTGAAACGTGTTTTGGATACTGATCTGTTCTTTGCTGAGCATTGTGCATGGTACGTCTCCTTTTGCGCGTTGAGCAGCTGTCTGTTCGGAGCTGCTGATCATGTCTAGACGCTTCACATTCTACGTGCCAACAATGAATTTTATTGATTCTGAACAGTTATTTGTTTGGAACGGCATGGCGGGAGGCCGTTTCTGAAATGCGGAGAAATTGGAAACGAGTGCAACCCACCAGCCTGCGCGATGCGCTGCGGCTGTGCAAGGACTACGCGCTGGAGAAGAAGCGCTACTCGGTGGAGCGTATCGCCGACCTGATGGATGTCAGCGCAGACCTGCTCTACAAGTGGCTGTCCACTGGCCGGATGCCTGCATCGTCCATTCCCGCCTACGAGCACATCTGCGGCATCCACTTCGCTACCCGCTGGCTGGCTACCAGCGCCGGGTTCCTGGTGATCGAAGCGCCTACTGGGCGCGATGCCACTGCCGCCGACATGCAGGTGTTGCAAGAGCTGCTGCACACCGCCGTGGGCAACCTGCTCAAGTTCTACGACCAGCGCACGGATGCGGATACCGCGCTTGCCGGCATCCAGCAGGCGATGGAGGGGCTGGCATGGCACAAGGGCAACGTCGAAAAACACAATCAACCTGAATTTGAGTTTACTGAGGAGCAAGCATGAGCAACATCGTGACAACTGAATCGAGTGGGGTAGCCCAGATCGCCGTGCGCTTTGGTGTGGATAGCGACGATCTCGGCGTGCTGGCGCGCATCGGATCGGATTCCATCAACCGCGCCATGTTCGAAATCACCCGTGCCGGGCTGGCATTTCTGCGGGCGCAGGAGCTGCTGTCGCTTGGTCACGGTGGAGACAGAAAGGGAATCAATTTCCGAACATCGGAAATTGAAAATGGCAGCGGTTTTATCGGGTGGGTGGAGCAAAACGGACTCGAAATGCAGCGCGTCTACGAATCCATGCGCATCGCCAAATTCGTGATGCGTCTGCCCGCTGGCCAAGTGGATGAGGTGCTGGCGCTGGGTAAGGTGAAAGTGATGCTGCTGGCCTCACTGCCGCAAGAGGTGATCGACGAGGCAGCGCAGACCGGCGAAGGCTTGATCGGCAAGGCTGAGCTGATGACGGTGCGCCAGCTCAAGGATGAAGTGGCTGCGCTCAAGCGCCGTGAAAAAAACTACGAAGCCGAGCTGGAGATAGCGCAGCGCAAGGTTGAGCGACTCTCCGAGGCCAAGCAGCGCTTGACGCAATTCGAGCTACGCACGGAAGAGCTGCGCGCCGAGTGTATGGCGCTGCAACTGGAGGCTGAACTGCCTTTGAATGCCCTGCATAAGCTGTTTGAAGAGGAGTTGAGCACCCCGGGAGGCTCAGACGAAGCGCGGCTGCGTCTGGAGCAGGTGTGGATCGTGGCGCATAACGCGGTAGCTACTGGGCTAGACATGCTGGAGAAGCTGCGCGAGCTGGACCGCCAAGAGCAGCTCGGCTTGCCATCGCGCCAAATGAGCCAGCACATCTTGTTGCCTTATGAGGCTGCCGACTGGCTGTTAAATAAACCTCTGATCGAGAACCGCTACGAAGGGCAGCGTGCCCTGCGTGAAGCGCAGCGTGTGCAGGAAACTCCGCGTCGTGGCCGCCCTAAAGGCTCTAAAAACAAGGCGGACGGAGAGTAAGCCATGCGGGGGGCGCAAATGGTCAAGAGGATAGAGCCGCCACAGGGCGGCGGGAAGGTGGTGATCTCCACTGCCCAAGTGCTGGCACTGCGTCAGCGCGATCCTTGGCGTGAGGCTACCGAGCGCGCCCGCCAAGTGGCTCAGAGCCGCGAGACTGTCGTGAGCTTCATTTTGCAACAGTGCAATCAAGGTGTGTCGCAAAACAATGCCGTCTCGCTGCTGATGGCACGCGCTGAATCTGGCCTGTTGCCTGCGCACGTCAAGGTGGCGCTGGCAGGGTCGGCCAAGGCTGGACGTGCCATGCCGTCTCGCTCAGCGATCTGCGAGTGGTGCGCCCAGCACCGCGAAGGCGGTGTCACCGCGCTGCTGCCCGATCACAAGGGGCGCGTGGTTGAAGCGGCCGGATGGTGGGGGCCAGCGCTGGAGTATTACAACAATCCCGGAAAGCCGGATATGTCGGCGGTGCATCGCCGACTGGTGGAGGTAGATGGCTTCGCCGTCACCTATGACCAAGTTCGAAATTACTTAACAGGAGTACCCGCCATGCTAGGACGCAACAGCCCCGCCCGTATTGGCAAGAACCTATACCGACTGACCGAAAAGGCGTACATCCGCCGCTCGACCGAGAACGCGCTGCCCGGCGATGTCTATGTCGCTGACGGCTATCGCGCCGACGTGTACCTGGCGCATCCGGTCACCGGCGACATCTGGCGGCCTGAGCTGACGGTCGCCATTGATATGCGCAGCCGGATCTGTGTCGGCTGGCGCGCTGATGAGCACGAGGGCACGTATGCCGTGCAGAACATGTGGGCGGAGTGTTTTGCCCGCTGGGGGCATGTGCCGCCCTTCATCTACGTGGATAACGGATCGGGCTACAAGAACAAGCTGATGAGCGATGACCTGACCGGCTTTTACGCCCGTGCCGGGGTGCAACAGATCATCCATGCCATCCCCGGCAACCCGCACGGCAAGGGCTGGGTGGAGCGTTTCTTTCGCGGCATGAAAGACGATTTCCTCAAGCTGTGGATGCCACAGCTCTACTGCGGCACCGACATGGCTCCCGAGGCGCTGAACAAGACGGTGAGTGAGATCAAGGCTGGTCGGCTGGCACTGCCGACGCTGGCTCAATTCACCGAAGCATTCGATGCCTGGCTGGTGCGCTATGCCCATCGACCACACCCAGAAGATAAGCGCATCAGCAGGGTGTCGCTGTGGTCAGAGCTGGTGCCGATCCCGCCGCACGCCAGCGTCACCGAACTCAAGCGTCAGGCTGTCACCCTCACCGTACAGCGTGCCTCAGTCAAACATGGCAAGCGCGAATACAAGCACGTCGATCTGCACGCCTTCAATGGCCAGAAGCTGCTGCTTGAATATGACCTGATGGATGACCGAGTGGCGGTGATGCGCACGCTGGATGGCCGCTGGATCTGCGATGCACATCTGATCACCGCCATTGATGCGATCGCACCAAGCCGGTTGGAAGAGAAACGCCAGAACCGTGCCGCCGACGCTATCAAGCGTCTGGAACGCAAGATGGATGAGCAGATGGCTCGCGCCGGTCGCGTGTTCGATGCCGAGGCACTAGCCGAGGGTGCGCTGCCTGCGCTGGAGGGGGAAGCGCAGCGTATCGAGCACAACGATTTCAGTTTGGACGATTTTAACTAAGGGAGAACAGCATGACGCAGAAGACGTATCCAACCCACTACACCACCGCCGATATCGCGCTGGTGGAGCGTATCCACCTCTGGATGGCCGAGCATTCCTACAAGCAGGCTGCGCTGGCGCGGCTGGCACGGGTGCCCGCCAGTACGCTGAATCAGATCATCAATGGCAACTACATCACCAGCCCCAGCAAACAGCTCGCCTCGGTGGAGTCGGCCATGCGCCACGCGGAAGAGACCACCTCAGATGCCGTAGCTCCAGTCGAGACCAGCGTTTTCAAGCTGGGGCAGACCTGCTGCGCGATGGCGCGGCGCAATCGCAACTTCGCCGTGTTCAGCGGCTATGTCGGCACCGGCAAGACCTTTGCTATCAAGCATTACGCTGCCGAACACAGCAACACGCATTTGATCGAAGCCACACCGACGATGACCCCGCAGAGCCTGATCCGTGACCTGTCGGTGCGCATTGCCGGATACAGCGGTAAGGGCAGCATCGCCAGCCGTTTTGATGCGGTGGTAGATGCGCTGCGCAATACCGATAGCCTGCTGATCGTGGACGAGGCTGAAACGCTGACACCGCACCAGCTGCACACCCTGCGCCGTCTGCGCGACCTCGCCAACGTGGGCATTTTGCTGGTGGGTACCGAACACTTGTCCGGCCTGATCAAGCCTGCTCATGGGCAATTTGACCAAATCCGCAGCCGCACTGGTTTCTGGCCGGAGACGGTGCGCCAGATCACCCAAGATGATGCCGCCGCCCTGGTACAGGCCGGATTCGGCACGGAAGAGGTGCCGGATGAAGTGGTGGTGCGGCTGTATCAATACTGCAAAGGTAGCGCACGGATGCTGGTTGAGGGGCTGATCGCATCGATGCAGCAGATGCGCAAAGGGAAGCAGCTTAGCTGCGACATGGTGGATTTTGTGGCACGCCAAGCGCTGTGCTTGCAGGCCTTGCCTAAGGGAGCGTGAGATGAACGAGAACTTCAAGACTTTACTGGGAATCGTGGCCTTCGTTGCGGTGCTGGCCTTCTTTGCCAAGATGGACTACGTCGCCGAGCTGGAAATGGAAAACCAAGCGTTGAAGGCCAAGGCGGATCAGTGCCAAGGCCGTCGTATGGTCTATGCCGAGCGGAGGGGCGCATGAGACCGATCACTCCCACCAGCACGCTTGGTATCACCCTACTCGCGCTAAGAGCCGGGCCGATGGAGCCCGCCACAATTAGGGAGCGCTGGCCCACCTCCAATGGCGGGCTGACTGAGCTGGGCAGGCTAGGTTTGATTGAGCAGGTAGATGGACTGTATCGGTTGACCGAGGCAGGTCGTGCCGCGTGCCCTAGCCGCCGATCCGCTCAGCCTGAGCCGATGCACGCGGAGGCCGATGCCAAGAGGCAAAAGCAAGAGCAGCGCCGCCGCAAGCAAACTCAGCAGAATATCCGCCGCAAGATGTTGTGCAAAGAGCGAAGGATGGCCGCGTAATGCGTACCTCCTGCCCAGCCTGCGGAGCCACGGCCAGCCTTGATGTGCTGCTTGGCAACGAGGGTGCGCGCGAGGCGGTGATGGCGGCGCTGGCCATGCCTGCGCCCATCGGCAAGCTGCTGGTGCAGTACCTCGGCCTGTTCCGTCCAGCCTCTCGCCAGCTCTCGTTCGACCGTGTGGCCACCTTGCTCAACGAGCTGCTGCCGATGATCGCTGAGGCCAAGATCGAACGTAATGGTCGCACTTGGTCAGCACCGCAGGACTACTGGCGCATGGCGCTGGAAGAGATGCTGGCCAAGCCCAGAGGCTGCCCTGGAGGGATCACCTTGCCGCTCAAGACCCATGGCTACCTATTGGCCATTATTGCTGGTTACAGCAGCAAGGCTGAGGGCGCACAGGAAGCTAGAACTGAGGCCAAGCGCGCAGGCCATACACCTGTCGGAAGCGTGGCAGCGCATCAACCTGTAGCACCCGCTCAGCCCGAGCAAAAGAGAACATCCATCCCAGAATCGGTGAAGGCCGAGCTGGGGCGCTTGAAAACCAAAACCCACCCATAGGAGACCATGATGAGCATTACCGAAACCAAACCCATCCCAGAGGGATATATGCAGGATGCCAAGGGCGCGCTGTGGCCCAAGGATACCGTGCGCGAGATCGATCTGGTGCGCGACGAGCTGGTACGCGAGATCGTCGGCAAGGCCAAAGCTCAATCGGAGGCGCTGGCGCAGTTCAAGGCCGGTGTGTTCGGCGATATCGAAGCCTTCATCCAGCTCAGCGGCGAGAAATACGGCGTGAAGATGGGCGGCATCAAAGGCAACGTCAGCCTGCTCAGCTTCGATGGCCGTTTCAAGGTGCAGCGGGCCGTGGCCGAATCGCTGACCTTTGACGAGCGCTTGCAGGTCGCCAAAGAGCTGATTGACCAGTGCATCCACGAATGGAGCCAAGGGTCGCGCTCCGAGATCCGCGCACTCATCAACGATGCGTTCCAAGTGGACAAGGAAGGACGGGTGAACTCCGCGCGCATCCTGAGCCTGCGCCGACTCGACATCAAGGATGAAAAGTGGAACCGCGCCATGCTGGCCATTGGCGAGAGCATTCAGGTGGCGGGCAGCAAGACCTACTTCCGCGTGTACGAGCGCGTCGGTGATACCGACCAGTACCGCCCGATCAGCCTTGATATTGCGGCGGTGTGACATGAACGCGCTGATTGTTTTCTTAGGCACGTTCGCCACCGTTTTTGCGCTCGGTTTCCAGAGCCAGAACGTGAATCAAGGCCACTACAAGGCCGCGATGCTGACCTCGTTCGCCATCGGCGGCGGCAATCTGGTGATCCTGCGCTCTATCCCGGACGGCAACCTATCCGCCCTGCTGGCCTACCTGCTGGCAGGCCCCATCGCCATCGTGGCCAGCATGTGGGTACACGAACGGACGCTGGGTCGGAAGTAGCCCGTGGTCTGGATCACCACCTGTAGCAGATTAACGATTTACCCAACCAACGAAAGGAGCAACACCATGAATCAAGCAGAACTCATCAACGCCATTGCCGCCAACATTAGCAACACGGGCACCAGCAAGGCCGCTATCAAGTTTGTCTTGGATACCCAAGCCGAGATTGTGAAAGCTGAGTTGAGGTCAGGCGGAGAAGTGACCTTGCCCGGATTAGGCAAGTTCAGTACTGCGCAGCGTGCAGCGCGTACTGGTCGCAATCCAGCGACCGGCAATCCGGTGCAGATAGCTGCCAAGCGCGTGCCTCACTTCAGCGCAGCCAAGGTGCTGAAGGATGCCGTGGTCTAAGGCTTTGCCTCATGTCTCCCGCATTCGTGCAGGAGACATCGGGAAACGTCTTACGGAGAACAGCATGAGCGACTTAATCAAACATTACCTCCAGCTCGTTGGCATCGCCAAGGGCTGGGCGATGAAGAACCTGCCGGGCTGGAACGACGAGATCCACCGTGACTTGTTGCAACGCCACGGTGCGATGATGATCGATGGGCGCATCTCGGCTAGCAGCTTGAATGTGCCGCAGCTCGATGCGGTGCTGTGCGATTACGAGCGGCGCGGCTGGAGTCGGCAGAAGCGCGTCTTCAGCGGCGGCGGGGATGCCAAGAAGGTGCCTGAGCGCATTGCCATGATGGTGCGGATGTGGGGCAAGCTGGGCAAGGCGGGCAAGGTGGAGAAAGCCACCCGCCCGGCGCTGCTGGCCTTCTGCACGCGGCAGACTGGGCGTGACGTGCCGAATCTGGATAGCCTTTCTGTGGCTGAGTCGCAGAAGATCATCGAAGCGATGAAGGGATGGTTGGCGCGATGAACTACCACTGGCCAGCGGTCGATGTAGAGCTGCTGCGTACCCTGCCACCGGTGCTAGGTGCGGTGGTGCGGGCGCTGGGCTTTGGGCGTGCCAAAGAGTTCCTGGTCGAACGCGGCGGCGTCAATATCAGTATTCCCAAGCACCGTAGCGCTGGCCTTGGCCTGAGCGATGACGAGCTGGCCAGACTGCGAGAAATGCTCGCGCTACACATGGATGCCGCTGACCGGGTGTGGATGCCTAAACCGGACAAGCTGTTCATCCGGGTGCGCGACGAGCAGATCCGCCGTGAGAAGCATCGCTATAGCATCACCGCCCAAGCGCGGCAGCACAATCTCTCCAGCCGTCATATCCAAAATGTGCGCCGCGAGGGGAATGATGCGCAGCTGGACTTGTTCTAGCCAGCACGCATACGTTTAAAAATCACCACGCGCATTTGAAATGCCAGTGATCAACAAAAATCAACCCATCGCACCACTCGAACACACTAAGCCCTCAAAGCGCGTTTAAATAGGTTTCGCTCTATCTTCGGGCGGGAAACATTTCCCGCCGTGTTTTACCTCCCCTAAAACGGCATGATGCTCTCCATCAACAGGAGCCTCCATGCCGAACGCCAATCAACCCTCTGCCAGTTTTGCCGCCCTCACTTTTGAGCTGGGCGCGGGCGGTGATGCGGTCACCACCGAGGCACATTTGCTGCCGGTGGGGCCGTTTCGGTCGAGCGATGTTCGTCCGGTCGAATGCGCAGCGTGGCAGTTGGATGCGTCCATCGCTGCGCGAGTGATTGAGCGTGCGTCCAATCGCAAGACGGACACGCTGATCGACTACGAGCACCAGAGCCTGCGCTCTGAGGCCAACGGCCAGAAGGTGTTGGCAGCGGGCTGGATTCCCAACACGCTGGAGTGGCGCGAAGGCAAGGGTCTGTACGCCATCAACATCGGCTGGACGGCGCAGGCGCGCCGCGAGATCGCCGACAAGCAGTATCGCTACATCAGCACGGTCTTTTACTACAACGGAATCACCGGCGAGGTGCTGGAGATCATTTCTGTTGCCCTGACTAATACCCCCGGCATTGATGGACTGGATGCGCTGGCCGCAATGGCGCAAGCGGCCTTGTCGCGGGGTGAGCTTACCGATTTTTTAACCACAGGAGGAGCCGACATGGCACTGAATGACCAGCAAGCGGCAGCGCTCACCTCTGAGCGTGATGGCCTAAAGACCAACGTGGCGGCTTTGACTTCCGAACGCGATGGATTGAAAACCCAAGTGGCGGCGCTGACCACCGAGAACGGCGAACTGAAAACCAAGGTCACTGCGATCGAACAGGAAAAAGCACAGGCGGCTCTGGCGACAGAGAAGGCCAAGTGCGAAGAGATGATTCAGGCTGCGCTGACCAGCGGGGTCTTGACTCCGGCTGAGGAGGGTTATGCCCGCAAGAAGACTCTCGCTGACTTGACCGAGTATCTGGATACGAAAAAGCCGCTGGCAATTCTTAATAAGCAGGCGGGCGGCAAGGGCGAGGCTGGTCACGGCCTGAATGAAATTGAGCTGGCTTTCTGTACCAAGATGGGTGTGAAGCCGGAAGACTACGCCAAGAACAAGACGGCCTGATCCTTGATCAGATCATCGACGTGTTAGTGAACTAAGTTCTAACTTTAGGAGATAACAATGTTTGCAAAGATTAGCTTTAAAACGTGGGCGCTGGCGCTGCTCGGCATGGTTGCACTGGCGTTGGTGCTGACCGGTCATTCCGCATTCAGTGCCGATTCGGAAACTATGCTGATGGCATTCGGCGGCGTGTTGACGCAGGCTCAAATCCAAGCATTGCACACCACGCTTAAAACCCGTTTCAATGCCGGTCTGGCGGCGGCTCCCAATCACTGGCAGCAAGTGGCGCGACTGATGCCGAGTGATGGCAAGTCGAACACGTATGCCTGGCTGAGCCAGTTCCCCGCATTCCGCGAGTGGGTCGGCTCGCGTTTGCACAAGGTGCTGGCAGAAAACGCCTACTCGGTGGTGAACCGCAAGTTCGAAAACACGATTGATGTGCAGCGCACCGACATCGAGGATGACAACTTCGGCCACTACGGCGCGATTGCAGAAAGTCACGGCCAGTCGGTGATTGATATGCAAAATGATCTGGTATTTCAGGCGCTGAAAGATGGTTTCACCAGCCTGTGCTACGACGGCCAGTTCTTCTTTGACATCGACCATCCGGTGTACCCGAATGAAGACGGTACCGGTGTGGCAGCGACGGTCAGCAATATGCAAGCGGGTATTTTGGAGCCGTGGGTGCTGCTGTGCACTGAGCGTGCGGCACGCCCCTTGTATCTGCAAGAGCGGATTAAGCCTGAATTCGATTCGATCACCTCAACCCAGAACGCCAATGTGTTCGATCTCGATGTGTACAGCTTCGGTGGGCGTTGGCGCGGGGCGGCGGCTTATGGCTTCTGGCAGTGTGCGTTTGGCTCCAAGGCGGCGCTGACCGATGTCAACTTCCAGGCGGCCTATACCGCGATGATGAAGTTCAAGGGCGATGGCAACCGCAAGCTGGGCATCACCCCTGATTTGCTGATCGTTGGCCCGGACAATCAGGCAGCGGCAGAGCTACTGCTGAAGGCGCAACAGAACGCGAATGGTGCCTCCAACATCAACTACAACAAGGTGAAGCTGCTGGTTACCCCTTGGCTGGGTGCCTAAGCTGGTTCCGGCTCCCTAGTGGGGCCGGGTCTTTGAACTGAATTTATCGGGAGTTTGAATCATGGGTAATGCTGATTTGTTGGTGCTGTTTGTGCGGATCAATCTGAAGACCGAGGCGGAGCGATTCTTCCGTTGCGGTATCCAGTTTGGCCGCGAGTGGCAGAAGGTTGAGGTGGATGAGGCCACTGCGATTCGCCTGCAAGAAGAGCAGATGCTGGAGGTGTTGGAGATTGATCCTGCCGCAGCTGCCGCACTTGATGTACCTGTCGCATCTGAAACACCTGCGGCACCTGTCACAGCTGATGCACCTACCGCACCTGTGGCACCTGCTGACCCGATTGAGCGCGCTGCTGCGGTCAAGTCGGCCATCCTGCAACTGGATACCGCCGACTCCAAGCTTTGGACAGGTGGCGGTGCGCCGACGGTGGCCGCCATTGTGGCCATCACCGGCTGGGACGTGTCCGCGATCGAGCGCGATGCGGTCTGGGCTGAGATCAAGGCTGTTTGATCATGGCCTTCGCTACCCGCTCTGATCTGTTGGCACGCAGCAATGCGCGTCGGCTGGCGCAACTGGCGGTGCCTGCCGATGTGCAGATGCCGCCGGATGATGCCCTGCGAGTGGCGATTGCGGGCGGTGATCTGTCAGCGCTGACCAGTGAGGAGCACGCCTCAGTCACGCTGGCGCTGTCGGCCATTGATGGTGCGCTGGTGGATGCAGCAGAGGTGCTCGTGAGCTACCGCATCCCGACGACGGCCTCTAGCCCACTGATCGCCCGTCTGTGCTCAACCATTGCGCTGTATTACCTGCAAGGTGCTGAGCGGATGACTGATGAGGTGAAAGTCGCTTACGAAGCATCCATCGGTATGCTCAGGTCTCATGCGCGTGGCGATCTCAATCTGTTGCCGGTGACGGTGGCTGAAGCGGCCTTGCCGGAAGATCAGGTGATTTTATCCAGCTCGCCGCGACGTTATGGCAGCACGGTGCCTGTGGGCGGCTGGTAATGCTCTCGCTCAAACCCATCATCGTGATGTTGACTGCCAAACCCGTGTGGTTTGAGGGGCTATGGTTCCGCAAGGTGGATGGAGCGGCGGCCTATGCCAAGGTGCGCCCGGATGCGTTGCCCCTGCCCGCCGCCTGGGTGGTGCGCAGTGCAGATAAGGGCGAGCCGATCGGCGAGCGGCTGGATAGGGATGAGCCCGAGTTCGACGTGGTGATTGCCATCGAGAATGCGCGCAGTCATGAGCCGGGCGAAACCGACGAGCAGTTGCTCAAGTATCGGCAGGCGGTGTACCGCTTGCTGCGCGGCGAAGAAGGCGCTCCGGACACGCGACCCATCATCTGGCGCGGTGGCCGCGTGATCGAGTACACCGACGGCGACCTGTACTGGGCTGACCGTTACAGTTTTGAAGGCGTTATCAACAATTACCTGCCCGACCCGGCAGGTTTCAATAGTGTGAATTACACAGGAGGCACTTTATGATTTCCATTCCGCAACTCCCCGCCGCGTTACGTTATCCGGGTGCGTATGTCGTCGTCGATGGCTCCAAGGCGGGTCTGGGTGGCGATATTCCAGCGGTGCTGCTGGTTGGCCAGAAGCTGGCCACGGGTACGGCACCGGCGGGTGAGATCACCCTGATCTCGGGCGTGCAGGACGCGATCAACAAGGCGGGCGCTGGCTCGATGCTGGCTCAAATGGCCGCCAAGTATCGTGCGGTCGATCCGGCGCTGGATCTGTACATGTTGCCCTATGCTGATCTGGTCGCTGGGGTGGCTGCCACTGGCACGATCACACCGACCGCCGCCCCGACTGCCAATGGCACGCTGGCGCTGTATATCGCTGGCAAGATCGTCAATGTGGCCGTGACAGCGGGCATGACGACAGCTCAGGTCGCCACGGCGATTGTTGCTGCGATCGCAGCAGCGGGTATGGATATTCCGGTGACGGCGGCAGCAGTGGCGGCAGTGGTAACGCTAACTGCGCGGCACAAGGGGACGTGCGGCAATGCCATCGACGTGCGCACCAATCTGTACGGCGAGACGACTCCGGCAGGCTTGGCGCTGACATTGGTGGCGATGACGGGCGGCGCCGGTGATCCAGTTCCGGGCAACCTGTCTGCTGTATTGGGTCAGCAGCGCTGGTATCGCTACGTGGCGCTGGGCATCAATGATGCCGCCACGCTGGCTGCCTGGCACGCAGAAAGCCAAGCGCGCTACCTGCCACCGATTCAAGCGGGCTTCCGCGCCTTCACTGCATTCCGGGGTGACTATGCGACCGCTGCGGCCTTTGGCGTGACCAAGAACTATGAGCACATTTCCGACTTGAGTTTGGAGCTGAATCCCACGACCACCTGGGAGGCTGCGGCTATCGTGTGTGCGGCTGCCGCACCGCGCTTGGTGAACAACCCGGTCGAGTCGCTGGAGGGTACGCCGCTGCCCGGCATGGTGGGCGTGAGCAATCATGACTGGACCAACAGCAACAGCCTGCTGTTCAAGGGTATGAGCTTGATGACGGTGGCCAAGGACGGCTCGTGCTTCATCAAGCGCCTGATCTCGATGTACCAGTTCCGCCCCGATGGCTCCGCCGACGATGCCTTCCTGGACATCAACACCGCCGAGGTGATGGAACGCATCCGCTATGAGCAGCGCATCGGTGCGATCAAGCGCTTCACGGGAACGGCAGCGGCGAAAAGCAACGAGGGTTACAAGCCCGGCCTGCGCATCACCACGGTGGACGACGTGCGTGCCTATCTGCTGAGCCTGTATCAGAACACGCTGCTGCGTGAATACGGCTGGGTGCAAGAGTACGAGTACTACAAGTCGAATCTGGTGGTGGAGCAACACCCGACTGACCCGAGCCGTTTCAACTTCGCCGATCAGCCGGTGCTGTTGTCGCCGTACTACATCTTGGCGGGTGTAGGACAGTTCCGCAAAGCGGTTTAACGATCCATTGAAAGGGGTTTAAACATGGCACAAATCAATAACATTCGGACGGTCTCGGCACCGTCAGTCGGCAAGCTACCGTTGGCAGATAAGCCTGGTACATTTACACCCAGCGGAAAGAAGCGCGAGCATAAGCCGGGTCGTCTGGCCTCGGATGGTGGCTATACTGAGTCTGAGGTAGCCGCCAAGCTAGAACTGAATCTCAACCTACTGCCCGGTGTGAATGCGCAGTTGCTCAACAATATTAAGGATGAAGATGTCACCGTGCGATTGGCGGATGGCAGCGTGCATCTGATGAGCTTGGCGTTTGTCTCTGAGCCTGTTCCGGTCGATGGCGGCGATAGCAAGATGACCATCATGTCGAATACGTCTGAAAAGATTGCGTAGGTGAATAATGGCTAAGTTGACTCTCAAATATCCACTCACCTTCGGCAAAGCGACGGTGACCGAACTGAATTTTCGTGAACACGCCACAGCAGGTGACTTATTGGCATTCGATGTACGGGGGCCAAATCAGCAGACCATTACACTGATTGCCAACTTGACCGGAACCGATGAAGCGCTCATCAAGCAGCTGCATGTGCATGACTTCCGTGCTGCGGATACGATTGCCTCAGAACTCATCAAACCGGAATCTGATGAAAAAAAACCCAGCGAGTCCTGATTGCATGTGCCCTGGTTGCGCGAGGGCTACATCAGGACTTGAATGTCGTAAAAGCTATGCCGCTGGCTGAGTTGTTTATTTGGGCGGGGATTGCGGCTTCGATGGAAGGTAGGACGTTCGAGTAAGTATAGATCGTCCGGCGGGAAATGTTTCCCGCGTAATATTCAGGCAGGTGAGTTGTTAAGCTCCGGTGTAAATCCACCGGAGCTTTTTTCATGTCAGAACCCGCTATTAGAGCCGAGTTACACATCACGCTGAAAGATAGTGCAAGTGCTGGCCTGAAGTCGATTGAACAGACATCAGTCAATACGGCGAGCAAGACAGCATCTGCTTCGGTGGCCGCAGCCAGCAAGTCGGCGCAGGCTGCGCGCGATTCCGCATCCAAGTCAGTTGCGGTGGTGCAGGCGCAACATGATCAGCATATCAAGGCCTATCAGGACATTGCCCGCAGCCGTGAAACACTGGGCATTCGTTCTGAGCAGACCATCCGAGCCGAAATCTCCAAGACTGAAGAGGCCTATCGGCATCTGGCCAGAAGTGGCGATGCGAGTGCGCGTGAGTTGGCACGTGCGCAGGATGTGGCGCTTGCCAAGGTCAAGGCTTTGCGCAAGGAAATGGACGGGTCAAATAAGCCGGGAACTGCTTCGACTGCGGGTTATATACCTGGAGCAGCGGCTGCGGTCGGCGGCGCGTACATGATGACAGCACCTGCGGTCACACGAGCTATGGACTACGATCACACCGTGGCAGGCCTGACCAATACCCTATTTAGTGACCGCGATACGGCTGGTCGAATCGCGGGTAAAGAGGAGATCAAACAGGCAATTCAGGCCGCACTTAAGGTGGGAGGCGGTACGCGCGAGCAGGCGGCGGGTACGCTTTCAACCTTGATGGGGAGCGGAGAATTCACCAAGGATCAATCATATGGCCTGTTGAAAACGATACAAAAAGGGGCGACAGCCGCACAAGCTGATCCCAGTCAAATCGCTGATATTGTGCTGGCTGCCAAGCGGATGGGAATTAAGCCGGAACAAATGGACAAGGTTATTTCCAAGGCCATTCGTGCGGGTGAGTTGGGTGGATTTGAGCTGGCTGATATGGCAAAGCATTTGCCTGCTGCTCTGAGTTCGGCGCGAGGTCTAGGCTTAACTGGAATGGCAGGGTTTGAGCGTGTATTGATGTCGATGCAAGGATCGGTGTTGACCGCTGGCACGAAAGATGAGGCCGCGAATAATCTGATCAACATCTTTGAAAAAATAAATAGTGAAGATACGGCGAAAGACTTTAAAAAGCAGGGAATCGACCTACGTGGTGAGTTGGCCAAGGGTGCACTGCGAGGTGAAGATACGATCACTACCTTCACTCAGCTTATTGATCAGCTCATCGCTAAAGACCCCAAGACTAAGGCGGTATCACAAGAGCTAGATCGTTTAAGCAAGATTGCAGAAGATAAGAAAAGCCCGCAGCGCGAACAGGCGTTAAAGCAAATTCAGCAAATTTACTCATCGGGTGCTACTGGCAAGGTGTTGCAGGATCGCCAGGCATTACAGGGATTTCGAGCCGAGTCACAAGCAAGCAAGACGGGACTGAGCACTGACGTTCGTAAAGGATTGGCGCGTGATGATAAGGCCCAGGAGCTGGAGACGAGCTATGCCGTAATGAATGACACAGCCAGTGCGCAGACTCAGCGTTTGGAGAATGCCAAGCTGGAGGGGCAGGATGCTGCGCTGACGGGTGCAGGTGGGCCATTGAAATCCATGTTTCAGGGCATGGTTAGCGCGGCTGAGGAGTTCCCGTTGATGACCGCCTCGGTGACTGCCGCAAAAGATGCCCTGATATTGTTGGCGGGAGCGGCAGGCATTAACGCATTGCTCGGCGGTGGGAAAGGTGGACTACCACCCTTGGTAGGCGAAAAAGTTGGCAAGGTGCTCCCTGCTGCTAGTCGCGCGCTGCCAACTACATTGGCTGCTCTTACTGGTTGGGAGCTTGGCTATAACGTGGTCGGTAAGCCACTAGCGCGGGGCATAGATGGCCTAGTGCAATCGGCTACAGGCGACAAGAACCAAAATCTGGGCGGTTGGATTTATGACCTGCTGCACTCTCCCGCACTAAAACCACCTGAGCAAAAACCTAGTGAGTCACACACACGGGTTGATATTAATCTCCCCCCGGGCGCAACCGTAAAGTCTCAAACAACTCAATCCACCGGACCAATTAGAACGTCGATCAATACCGGAAATCTGTGGGGTATCCTATGAGCTGGGCGGATCGCATGGTGACGGCTCGGTGGCGTGGTAACCAGTTCCTGACCGAGAGCCATGACACCAAGGGTGGGCGTCGGTTGGCGGTGCATGAGTATCCGGGCGGTGAGGAACCGGTGGTCGAGGATCTGGGGGCGAAGTCGGGCGAGTTCCGGCTGAATGCCTACTTCATCGGGTTCGACTACGACCTGTTCCGTGATGCCTTTCTGGTGGCGCTCAATACGCCGGGTGCCGCTTGGCTGGATCATCCGTGGCGTGGGCAGATATGGGTACGTGCGCGCGATTGGTCGATCCACGAAAGCAACGATAAGGGCGGCTATTGCACCATCAGCGTGGACTTTGTGCCGGGCGGTAAGGATGCGGCCAAACCAGCGCCAGATATGGCGGATGTTGCCAGTTACGCCTGCGCAAATTACATGCTGGGGGTGACGGATGGATTTGACCTGACACCCATGCCCGAACTCAGCATGACTAGCTTGATCGCCACGGTGCAGAAGCAGCTGGACACGATGCGGACCATGATTGCGCTGGCAACCCTGCCGCTCACGCTGATGAGCCAGGTGCGAAACGTGATCGAGGGCGTTAAGTCTGATTTGGCAAGCCTGATGGCAACCCCAGCGGCCTATGCGACTGCGATTCACTCGCTGGCCTCGTCTGTTGGCGCGGCCTCGGCGGTGCCGGATACTGCACTGCCCAATGTAGTGACGCATCTGGTTGCGATGGCCAAGCTGCCGGTGGTGATGCCGGGCGGCTCGGGCGACTCGCCGGCACTGCGCATCAATCTGATGCGTGAGGCGAATCTGCGCGGGCAGTTGCTGTTGGGTGCGGCGGCGCAAGTAGCGCTGGCTGACTATCGGGTGGCGAATGACCGCGATGTGGTGCTGGCCAGCGTGGTGGGAGCGATCGACGATATGCTGCCCTCGATGTCAGACACGGTATTTCAGTTGGCGCTGGATATGCGCGCCGCGCTGAGCGATGCGCTGCTGGCACAGCCGCTGGAGGCTGCTGTGGTGCGCGAGGTGGTCAACCCACTGCCTGCGACAGTGTTGGCACATCGCTTGGAGGTGGCTGAGGATGTGTTTCTGGCGGTGAACAAGGTGCGGCATCCGCTGTTTGTCCAGGGGAAGGTGTATGGCTGAGGGCGTGATCGAAATCCGCTTTGATGGCCAGCGCTACGGCTATTGGCAGAACGTCTCGGTGCGCGAGTCGGTGGATGATCTGTGTGCCTCTGTCGATCTGGGCATCACGTTGCCGGGGGCGGGAGAGTCGCTGGCGCTGACGGCCAATACGGTAGTTGAGGTGTTGGTTGATGGCGAGTTGGTCAGCACGATCCGTTCTGGCAAGATCCAGCGCGATGTCCGCGCCACCGATCACACCATCCAGTTCGGCGCGCGGTCGCTGGCACGCGAGCTGGTGGATTGCCAGTACTCGAAGACGCTGAATAATCTGAAGCTCGAAGAGGTGGTGAAGCGCATTTGTAAGACGTTCAACGTGCCGGTGAAGGTGGTCGCCAAGACGGCGGTGGTACCGAACTTTTCGATGCAGTGCGAGACCCCCTCCAATGCGCTGATCAACGCGGCGCGCACGGCTAATCTGCTGCTCTACCCACAGCCGGATGGTGGACTGATTCTGGCTGAACCGGATGCCGGGAAAGCTGTGGCCACGCTGGTGTATGGCGAGCACATCAAGAGCTATAGCCTGGTAGATGACTACGACATGCGGTTCTCGGAATACGTGGTGAAAAGCTTTGATTATGAGAGCGGCGCCGCGCTTAAGGGAGCAGTCAAGGATGATGGCATCAGTTTCTTTCGACCCATGCACATCGTGGCTGACCGGCATGGCCATAGCTTGGGCGGCTGCGATCGGCGGGCGGAGCTGGAGCGTAACCGTCGGCTAGCCAGAGCGCATTCGATCAAGCTGACGGTGCAGGGCTGGCGGCATTCGACGGGTGTGTGGGCAGTCAATAAACAGGTGCGTGTGGTGATTCCACATGAGGGAATCGACGGGGTATTTCTGATTGGTGATCGCGTGCTGAGGCAGGATGATCAGTCTGGATCGATCGCCGAACTGCATGTGATGCACCGCAATGCCTTTGCGGGCGAGCCACCGAAGAAAACCAAGCGGAGTGCGGGAGCGAGGCGATGATAGGGACGATCTGGAGGCGGCTACAACTGCTCTGCGCACAGGGCGTGGTGAATCTGGTTGGTGCCGACAAGATTCAGGCGCGGGTGCTCGATGGTGAGACGCTGGATAATCTCCATCGGGTCGAGCCGTATGGGTTGAGCTACCGACCAAAGCCGGGTAGCCGCGCTTATTTGTTTTTTCCGGCGGGTGATCGCTCCTATGGTGTGGCACTGGTGATCGGCGATAAGCGGTACCAGATGGATCTGCAAGAGGGTGAGGTGGCGCTGCATGATGACCAGGGGAACTTTGTGAAGCTAGGTCGGGGTGGCGTGGTGACGGCAAAGTCCTCATCTAAGGTGATCGCAGACACGCCTCTGTTCGAGACTACGGGCGATGCAAAGGTCGGCGGAAAGCTGACAGTACTGGACGGAGCCAACATTACAGGAACCGTGATGAACAACGGCAAGAACGTCGGCAGCTCGCACACCCATGCGGAAACCGGAGTCAATACTTTGGGGGTCAACTGATGCTGAAACTGGTACAAACTGGCACCGGAGTGTTCGATCTGGCATTCAATGATCCGTCTCTGGCCGACGAGGATGCTGCTGTGACCACGCTGGTGTATGCCGTGTTGTTCTCAGATGCTGAAGCGCCCGTGGCCCGTGTACCTGATCGCTATGATCGGCGCGGCTGGTGGGCTGATCCTGCCGCTGGCAGCGGGCTGTGGCATCTGCGTCGTCAGCCACTGGGCAGTGCTGCCCGACGTGAGACGCTGGCCATGGTTAAAAATGCGCTTACGCAGCACGGGATGACCGGTGTTGCAATCACTGAGCTACCCGACGCGGCGGGAAATGTTTCCCGCGTTACTCTGCAAGTCACCGGACTGCACAATGGCCGCCAAGCCATTGTGAAAGTCCCGTTGTGACCCCGTACAACCGCCCTTCCTATACCGAACTACTGACGCGCATCGAGAGTGATCTCGCTGCGCTGCCTGCCGTGCTGCGCAGGCCGCTCGCTGCGACTTGGGCACGGGTGGCCAATGGGGAGCATGGGCATCTGGACTGGATCGATGCGCAATGCTCGCCACTGACCTGTGAGCTTGAGCGGCTCTACGATTGGGCGGCGTTATATGGTGCGGATCGTCTGCTGGCCACACCGGCCTCGGGTGCTGCGCTGGCCACGGGTAATGCCGGCGCTCAGGTGTTGGCGGGTACGCTGTTGCGCGGCGGAAATGGTCTGGACTACTCAGTGCAAGCGGCAGTGGTGCTGGGTGCGGGCAGTACGTCGGTATCACTGCGTTGCGCCACCTCGGGCGCGGCGGGCAATTTGGTGGCGGGTCAGCTGCTGACTCTGGTGGATCCTCTAGCCGGGGTCAACAATACCTTTACAGTAGGTGTGCTGGGCATGACCGGCGGTGCAGAGGATGAACTGGTCGATGCTTGGCGTGCGCGAGTGGCCGATGAGTGGCGCACGGTAGTGACTGAGGGTGCGCGCTCGGGTAAGCCTAAAGATTATCGGCACTGGGCGAAGAGCGCTCATCCCTCGGTCACCGGGGCGCTGGTGCAGCTGCATACCCTCGGTGTCGGTACGGTGGTCGTGCGACCGGTCTGCAATGGGCTGGCCGACCGGCTGCCGACCCAGGCGGTGCTCAATGCAGTGGCGGCCTATTTCGATCCCGTGGTGCCCGCGACGGCGGATTGGCGCGTAGTTTCCCCCACGGCGCATCCGGTGACGTTGTCGATCCACCTGCTCCCAGCGGTAGATACAGCTCAAAATCGTGCGGCGATCAGCGCGTCGCTTAACGATCTAATCCTGAGTAAAGGCGGTACCGATACCGAGGTGTTGACTGTGCTGTGGGCCGAGGTGGACACGGTAATCGCGCTCACTACCAACCAATATACCCTCGACGAAAGCGTGCCCATCGTATGGGCGGCGCACGAGGTACCGGTGTTGCAGCCGGTGGTGTGGATCTAGCCGTGCAGATCAAAACTCATACTGCGAGTGATTACGCCGCTGCGCAACGGGCATTGCTGCCACCCGGTGCGGCCTTTGACTGGCCCGCTAATGGTTTTGGCGATGCACTGCTCAAGGGTATGGGGGCAGAGCCTACGCGCATTGGTGGAGATGCTCAGATCGTGCTGGATGGTGCGATCGAGGCGCACCGGCCTAAATATGGCCACTGGCATATCAGCGAGTACCGGCGCATCGCCCAGGAGGCGATTGCTGGCGTAACGGAAGCTCCCCGCAAGAAAGCCTGCATCGGCAGCAAGATCGGTAGCCGGCTGTGGAGTGCTGCCCTGCCTGCATTCCCGGTTGATCTGCTGCGCGTCGATCACCTGGTCGGCCCGGCGCGCGTCGGGTGTCGCGTTGGAGATCATCTGTGGAGTACGCGCGGGCGCTACGTGCTGCGCGTGCGCTATTACAGCTCGGTGGTGCATCCAAAGCTGCTGTGGGATGCTCTGTCGGCATTCAAGCAGGCCCACGTTTATTTATGGTTTGAAGACATTACAGGAGCTGGAGGAAGCTATGGACAGAACTAGTGCACCAGGGCACGTGAACCATTTATTTGTGTCCGAAGATGCGGCGACGAACAGGCCGCCGACAGAGCTGGTGCCGGCGGATTTTAATGCCTGGCAAGAAGAGCTGATGGCGATCATCGAGGCCGCTGGTATTGCTCCGAGCGCATTGAACTTCACTCAAGTACTCGCGGCACTCCGCTCGCGCGGCGTGGTGCAGCAGTCCAAGATCAATGCGATAAGTGCCGACGTGGTGGGCAATGCGTTGGTCGTCGGGATGAAGCCTTGTGCGATGGATTTCCGCAATGCGACCCTGACGAACGGGACTCCGAACACGCGCATCATCCCAGCCGCTCTGTCGCTGACGGTGCCCGCTGGCGCGACACTCGGTACCAGCGCAGGTGTTGCCGCACGCCTCAACCTGCTGTTAATAGACAATGCGGGCACGCCTGAGCTGGCGATTGCCAACGCTGGAGGAGGCCTCAATTTCGATGAAATGCTGACCTCCACCACGGCCATCAGCGCTGCGTCCAACTCGGCCAGCGTGGTGTACTCTGGCGCTGCGCGCGCCAATGTCCCTTGTCGTTTGGTCGGATTCGTGGATATCACTGAAGCGGTGCCTGGCACATGGGCGACCGCACCCACCGTAGTGCAAGGAAATGGCGGGAATGCGATGCCATCTGGCCCCTCTCCGCTGCTGGGTACCAAAACAAACGACAACGCCCCTGCGGGTTACATCGGTGAATATGCCGGGGTATTTATCCCGCAAGCCAGCGCCATCGCGCTGTCCAACGGTGTGGGAGCCAATATCGCAAGTGCCGTGCTCCAGCCGGGTGATTACGATGTGGTTGGGACAGCTAGTTTTAACCCGGCAGCCACTACTACGATATCTCGGGTATGGGGCAGTATCAGCGAGAGCAGCGGCATTCCCGGCACCGAATACGCCCAGAATTGTTATCCGGCCGGCTTTGCTCCGGGGGCAAACCCGATGACGTTTGCAACGCCAAGTGCGCGAGTCACTGTTCCCGCCGGATCGACCAAGACGATTTACCTAGTTTTAGCCGCCACGTTCGCAACATCCACACTCGGCGGGTTTGGCTCGCTGCAAATTCGAAGGAGACGATAATGCTGTTTGTTCTGATTACAGAGTCTGGCGTGGTTGAGGTACGGGATGAAGCCAGCCCGCCTTCTGGAGCTTGTCTGATCGACGATGCAAAAAAAGCTGAAATCATGGCGGCACCAGATCGAGCGGCCATTGATGCTTTATTGTCTTCCTGCGAGGTGCAGCCTTGATCACCTCCATCATCAAGTGGGCAGCCCTCGCGCTGCTCGGACTCATGGCCGTTGTGGTCAATGTGCTGATGTCGCCACTGATCGCGCTGTTCATCGGTCGTGATGGGTATCTGCCCGGCTGGTTGACTTGGTTTCAGACCCACGACAACCCGGCCATCGGGGACAAGGCATTCCAGAGTAATCAGATGCCGTGGACGCTGGTTCTACCGGGCTGGCTTGCCAGATATTTCTTGGGCATCGGATGGGCGCTGCGCAATCCGGCATATGGCTACGACCGCTGGGCTGGATTCGAGGTTAAGAACGACAATAGGCTCTATGCGGCTTCCGGTAACGAGGGTGTGGATATCTACCGCGATGCGCAAGGGAAGTGTCATGTCGTGGAGGGCTGGTGTCTTCGTGAGGTGATTATCGACTGCGACAAGTACTACTTCCAATTTACGGTGCTGCGCCGTTGGAGCACATCGCGTGCGTGGCGTGTTTCGATTGGCTGGACACTTTCCAAGTGGGAGCTGCGTCGCGGAAATGTATGTCGTCTCAATACCACGATTAATCCGTGGATGGATTGCCGGGACGGAACAACCTAAAGAAGACGGTGCGACCGTTGCGGGTGTGACAGCACCTGCAACGGCCACCTTCCGCAGACGCATCCTGCGTTTAGCCTAGGCACCGTGCTGTGATCACAGCGGGGCGGAGGCTACCACGCTGGAGTAGTAGATGGAAACTGTACGATGCGGCGCATGTAATCGAAAACTCGCCGAAGCGGTGTTTACCCGCTTGGCAATCAAGTGTCCGCGCTGCGGCACGCTGAATCAAATGATGGCCACGAGCCACCGACCTGCACGCCACGGAGCGTCCACCCAAGAGGAGACGCACCATGCAGGACACACAAGACCCGATCTTTAACAATTTGCACTCGCCGATCATCCCGTGGATTGGCGGAAAGCGGCGACTGGCCAAGACCATCATCCCGCTGTTCCCAGAGCACATCTGATACGTCGAGCCGTTCTGCGGCGCGGCGGCGCTGTACTTCCTGAAGCAACCAGTAAAGGTGGAGGTGCTCAATGATGTGAACGGTGAGCTGGTGAATCTCTATCGGGTGGTGAAACACCATCTGGAAGAGTTCACCCGCCAGTTCAAATGGGCGCTGACCAGCCGCCAGATCTACAAGTGGATGCAGGCCACACCTGAGGAGACGCTGACGGACATCCAGCGGGCGGCGCGCTTCTACTACCTGCAAAAGCTGGGCTTCGGTGGCAAGGTGAGTGGCCAGACCTTCGGAACGGCCACCACCAGTGCGCCGCGCCTCAACCTACTGCGGCTGGAGGAAGACTTGAGCCAAGCGCATCTACGCTTGTCCCAAACCTTCATCGAGCATCTGGACTGGGCGACGTGCATCACCAAGTATGACCGAGAGCACACCTTGTTCTATTGCGACCCGCCGTACTGGGGAACGGAAGGCTATGGGGTGGACTTCGATCTGGAGCAATACGACCGCATGGCCGAGTTGGCTCGGAGCATCAAGGGCAAGATGATCATCAGCGTGAACGACATCCCCGAGATGCGCCAGGCGTTCGCGGGTCTGACGATGGAGAGCGTACCAATCACCTACACGGTAGGCGGCGCTGGCCGGAACCGAGCCAAGACAGCTGAGCTGATTATTCGCAACTGGTGA